TTTTCTTCCAAAACGTATAGCCAGTTCTGCTGTGTGAGTAGCTTGGATAATCTTTAAATTAGGACTTCTCCCAATCATCCAAGCGGGTAAATAGTTAGATGCAAATTCAGATTTAGTATGTCTAGGAGGCATATTCACGATTAAACGTTTTATCTCTCCTGTAGAAATTTTATTAAATTTTTCAGCAATGACTTTGTGATGATAACCACTAATAAACTCGGGCCAAATAAACTTAACAAACTCCAAGAAGTCATTAGAGACTCTTTGTTTAGTTTCGAGTTGCTCTGCCTTTAAATAGGATTTTAAATATTCTTTTTGTTCGTCTAAGGGTAATTTTTTTAAAAAATTTTCATCTATCATTATCTAGGACCATTTATAAAAGTTCTACCATGGCTCTCTGAATTAAGCAATAAAGGGTAAAGTTTGGGACCCCTATTTCTTGTTTTAGTGGGTGGGCCCCTCCCTAGAAATCTGAGGTATGCAGAAACCGGGACCCCTCCCCTTGGTTGGGGTGGGCCCGCCCCCGATGCCCTACCCCTGGGGGGTGGGCCCGCCCCGAATGGCTACAACTTGCACGAGCTATGCAATAATAACATAGGAGATTATAAGATTATACTTGACACATAAAAAAACAAGGCGCATTTCTGCGCCTTGTTCATGCATAACTTATTGGGATAAGCTATTCTTTAATTAGGTTTAATTAAGTTCTCATCATTGTATTGTTGTGTACTAATTCTAATACGTTCACCGAGTAAATCATTAACGAAGTAGTGATTAGTTCCATCGCGCCAATCATATTCTTTATACCAAGCATCATCACACTCTAATCTTTTAGGTTCGTGTATTCTGCCGAAGTGATCAATGGCACGATCAACAAACCGATTTAACCAATCGTTCATACAATTCATAGAACAAAAATTATCGCCATAATAAAGTGATGATCTACGTCTAGTCTGATAATACTTGGCGCCTTTAGCGCCACGAATTCTGTCTTTAGTTCGATATTCGTGGCACTTTGTTCCTTGACAATACTTCATTGATTTAAAGTTTGGGTTTGATTTATTTCCCAAGATTTACTTGCAGTTCTGTATTGAGGTTTGCCATTATTTACTTCTTCAGTTGCCCATACGTCAATATACTTTTTGTATGGATAGCCAAATTTTTTATGGTGTCCTTCAAAACAATTTTCATCAAGTGTTGCCTTACGTTCAATAACCATATCGTGTTTTTCCGCATAGTATTTGATATAAAAGATTGCTTCTTTAAAAGGGGATTTCGTCATCATTATCCTCTTTCTTTTTTAGCAACGTATTTAGTCTTTCATTTTCTTTAGTAGCAACCAAGATCTTTTGTTCAGTTTCAGTTTTTAATTGATACAAAACAAGAAGTTCTCTCATAACCATCATATGATCGCTATGTTCATATTCTTTATTCATATTGTACCACCTAAAAAGTTAATAATGTCTTTATCACTTTTATAAGTTTTATTATTTGAGATAATTTTAGTTATCCAATTTTCAGATAAAGTATTTCTGAAAAGACAATTTTTTAGATTAACTAAATTAGTAGCATAGTTATGGTCTGTAAATTCATAATACCATTTATCACCACTACCATCATCAAAGTGTATTTCTAGTTTTTTTTCTTTATTTGACATTTTACTTTCTCCTTTATTGTTATACATATCTAGGATATTAAATGTTTATCCTAGATATGTCAAGAAGTATTATTGTGTGGATTGTTGGTGTTTTTCGTATTTTATTCTAGCCGCTATTTTATCTGCTCTTGATATGTTTTTATTCTTCATACTCTTTAACATAGCCGCCGCATTTTTAGGATTGTATAAAGCCAAGCCAGTAGAGTTTGTTCTGATTATTTCTGCGTCTGTAATTTTCAAGCCACTTTCAGTTGCAAACTCAATCGCTTCGTCTAAATATTTCCAAGACTTCAAACAAGGTTTAATAACTCTATTCATTTGATTTAAAATACTCTCTATCCATTTTTGATGACAAGTAATTAAATGACCTTTGGCTTTTTGCCAAAACATAAGAGTATCATATTCCTCTTTTTTACAAGCGATAGATCTATCTCGGCAATACTCTCTACCGATTAGATCTAAAACATAATCATTGTTCCACTCTCTTGCGTAAGAGGTTTGATTTTCACTACCGCCATTAGTTCCAAGATACTTGTTGTTTGCGTCTTGAAATTTTTGTTGGTGTGGATTTCTGTCCTTGTCTTTCATCTCAATATTAATATCAGGATTGCAACCATCTCTATTTTTGAGTTCATCTCTAAAATAGGCATAGCCAAAATCATCTTGTCTACCACTTTCCTGACCATTGATATTACCATCAATCTTAAAATCAAAATGACTTTCAATATATTTGTCTTTCATTACTACTTTGTCATTTTCATCTCTATCCTCTACTTGACCTTGATAACCAAAATGGAAACAACTATCTTTCGCAATAGTGTCCACATTTTCAAACTTGTTTTGTAAATGATAAGCCATTTTAATATCTTCAGGTGTATAATGTCGGCTTACTATTTCTTTAGCAAGTTTCCAAGTTATATCTTGCAAAGGTTTCATCTCCTCCCTTGCTTTAAAAAATGCTTCTTTTTCTTGGGTGTCCTCACTTTCCAAATGTACTCGCATACGATTTGCGATCTTGTTTCTGTAATCGCTATTTAGTCTTACTCTACTCATTTTTTCCTCTTTCTGTTATTTGATGAAAATAGACTATTGACAAGCCCTAGTCAAGTAATATATAAGATATTCTGTTAATTTATTTATAAAAACTTAAATAACAATATAGAGTTGGCTTGCAAGTGCAGTATAAAAACGACTTGCAAGCCACAGAAAGAAAGTATGATAATTTATGGAAAGCCATTAAGAGATTATTTTAATTTTTGGTCAAAATGGGTTTGGGCAGGCAATATTTTTTGCGTTGCTCTAGGACTGTGGGTAATATTTTGGTTGTAGATAGCATTTTATTTTATCCAATGTTATTTTTCATTGGGTTAGCAATAATATATTGGTTTAGTTAAACTTGAGCCCTCAAGCGGGTGGGCCCGCCCAAAAAAGTGCGAGCGTCCAAGCAGTAGGCTTGACAGGTCCACGGCTCTGGGATATAATAGGATTTAGAAAGAGGTAAACATGAAAGAAATAATGTACAAAGGAAAAAAAGTAAAAGTCCCATTCGAGGATGCAGATTATAGACTCGATGGAGACAAGGACGTAGTGATTGAAAATAGATTCGGCGGAGAGAAGGCCACAGTGCCTGGATACGCCGCAGCTGTTTACGATGTCATTATAGGATCGGAAGCTCTTCAGGACTGGGACAGGCACCGCAAGGGGCTGGACTGGTTCGCAAAATACTTTCCCAACCAATATATGGTGCTCCTTGATTAATAAAACATTCAAACAGTTAAACGCTGAGCGCGCCGCCAGGCGCGCCGGCTTCCTGAACCAGCACGGGATCTATTATGATCATAGAGCAAAAAATTTTCAAATAAAAAAACAAAAAAAGAATAAGGCTTCAAGCTCCCAAGCGGGTGGGCCCGCCCCTAAAGGCTCAGGCTTCAAGCAGCTAAGGTTGACAAGCGACAAGCTTATAAGATATTATAGGACTCATAGATGAATAAGAAAGAAGCAAAAGAAATAACCGGAGGGTTGTCAGCTCCAGGCAAAATGCCTGAGGGCTCATATAACCTGCCGGCCAGAGCATGCCAGACAGGCGCGAAGCTCAGAGAGATTCCCGGCACACCGTGCTGGGGCTGCTATGCATTCAAGGGCCGATACAATTTTCCCAATGTTAAAGACGCATTAAGTAGAAGGTTGAAGAGCCTAGGAGATCCGCAATGGGTCCGGGCCATGGTTGTGTTGATCAAAGGCAAGAAGCACTTCAGGTGGCATGACTCAGGAGACCTGCAAGGGCCCGAACACCTTAAAAAAATTTTTGAAGTCTGCAAGCGCACACCGGAGACACAGCACTGGTTACCAACTCAAGAGCGCAAGCTCTTACAGTTTCTGGATCCAGACATAATACCA